GCACCAGGGGGGTAAATGGTATAGCTCACGTCATCTCCGAATGCTGAGACGGGAGTATTGCCTATCCTGATATCAGATTTAGGCAAAGAGACATTCCCGGCACACACAGCGACAAACATGCTGGTAACGAAGCTGGTTTCCCCAACGAAGCGGCTAACAGGCTGCATGACATAATCTGGCCAGACGCGGTACCGCCCGAAAACTTCCCTTACCGGATCGCCAAGCTTTGCCATATTGGCTTTTGCCGGATTGAGCTCAATCTGATCCCCGTTACCAGGCTGGCTGGCACCGCCTGTCTGCATGGTACTCATCATGTAAATTGAGTATGCCGCCGAGGCGACGGCCACGGTGACAGCAACCCATAATGCAATTTCAATACCGGTACCGAAGGGCACCGGATACAGCCTGACGTCGCTGTCAGGGTGAATGGAACACAGCGCCCATGCTGAAGGCGGGACCGGAACGCCGTCGATTTCAACCGCGACCGGGTGCTGCTGATCCGGCGTCCAGCCCTGCACGTTCTGCGCAAACCAGGCGCTGAGGGTCATCGTTTCATGTTGATGCGTTTCCAGCGGTTCGCCCGGCAGCCGGGATGGATAGATTCGGATCGTCACTGGTAATACTCCACGCGAACAAAGCGGCGCGCAAACCGCGCCAGCGGCAGAAAGGTCACGTTAGTGCGGGGATTGCACTCCGCGGCGCGCAGCTGGCGCCCGGCGCAGGCTCACAGTGCTGCAAATCAGCCATCAACCCTCGCGCCTCCCGATCGAGGCCGTTATCATCCTTCGTGACCCCGGCGAAATCAGGCCAGGGTGTCAGGCCAAGGTCGCGCCTGATTTCATTGACGATGCCAAAGCAGTCCAGCTCGGGGTAAGCGCGGCCGCCCTTCTGCCACTCGACAGAACGGTATTTATCTGGATTGAACATGGTGATTTCCTACTGGAGGTAGCGGAGGCCCGGGAAGACAGGAAGCGTGTAACGGTAGCGTGGCCATGCAGTGTCGAGAATGTTCATGTAACCGGCAGTGATAAGCACCTGCGTTGCCGTCCAGTACCCTTCTTTTATTGCCATGCTAAATGGGGGAGACGCAGGCCCGGAAAGGTCAGTCGAGATATACCGGCGGAATGTCAGGGATGCATCGCTGAGGTTATCCAGCGCGTTGCGGATAGCCGTTGAAACCACGCCGTCGATATTGCTGATGGCGAATTTCAGATCCTGGGTGCCGTCAGAATTTCGCGCCGGCAGCGCCACATCGATGGCAGAGCCAAGGAATGTTGCCTGCGCGCCATTCTCCAGCGTGACGGTAATGTCATCCCAGCCGCGGGTCAGCCAGTAATCTTGGCCGCCAACGGTGATCTGCAGTGTATCGATGATGACCTCTTCCCCGCCACTGGCATAAAGCCTGTTCAGAACTGCACTGGTCATGCTTCAGGCCACTCCCTGTTTAACGCCAGATCGATAATATCGCTGCCAGCCACCAGCTCAGGGAAATTGCCCCACCCCGGGGGTAGCAACGGACGCTCCCATAGTTCCAGTTGCGCGCTGTAACGCCAGTATTTTGGTGAAACCAGCGTCGGTCCCTCATATATGTCGGTGAACCGGCATTTACAGGCTTGCTGGCAGCCCAGCGGCGTTTGCAGCTTCATCAAAAACCATGCGGCGCCATCCGTAAGTGCATCGCGGAACCATGCCTCAAACAGCTGGGCCTGATTATGCTTTGTAAAAATCCAGTTCACGGTGGCGATAGTTGGTGTTGATGTATACTTTCGGCGCTGTCGGGCCCGGCCGGATGTCGTTTCGGTGCGCTGCAGCGGGCTGACAGGCTTGAAACCATAACCATCCTGCAATGGCATCGGCAGGTAATCGTGTGGATAAAAAATGTCAGGCACGTGATCACTCCTTCCTGGTCCGGCCATAGAATCCATTTAAGGCCCTGCCAAACTCATTAGTTGGCTTTACCACTTGAGCCGCCATTTCCTTACGGATCGATATCACCAGTTGGCGGTTTCGCTGGTCGATAGCCATCAGCGTTGCGTCATCAGGTTTTCCGGTGAATGAATTCTGGATATGAACGGTTCCACCAGCCGAGGCCTGCCTGGCCTGTTGCACCCTCTCCAGGGTCGCATCGAGCTTGGCAGAGGTGCTGGCTGTTACCACTCGCTCTCCTTTCTGCAACAACCAGGTCCCTGTTTCCGGTACCCGGTCAATGCCATCATGAGCCATACCGGCAAGCGATTGTCCGGCTATCAAAGCCACTGACGCGTAACCAACGGCGCGGATTGCTGTGGCCGCCGGGATCCCCATAATCAGGCCACCTTCCGCCATAGCCTTGGTTGCTGCCAGTTCGGTATTGATCACGGCCTGCGCCATTGCCGCCGCCTTGCTGGCAATAAACAGGGTCTTATAGGCAAGACTGCCCTCCTGCCCGATGCTCTGTAGTAGTTGCGCTGACTGGCCAGCGAGATCAGAGAACATAGCCAGGCTGGCAGATGTGTATCCAGCCTGGATATCCTGTAGTTGCGAAGCATTAGTCTTGTTAATTTCAGCGACACGATCGGCGTAGGTTTGCTCATTAATCTCCTTCTGGTCGAGCAACTCTTTCTGCATCTCAAGCTGAGTTTCATGCCATTTTTCCAGTTCTTTTTGCGCAGCCACACGAATAAGTTCGCCGCTGGCGCCGCCGACAGATGAATCAATACCACCGAACTTCGGAGCTTCCTGAACCGATGCTTTTGATATGCGCTCCATTGTCTTGCGGTATTCTTCAGTCGCAGGTGCAGCCTCTCGCAGCAGTTTAATGCGTTCACGAGTGGTATTTAGCAGCGCCTCCTCTGGCTCCAGCAGTTCCTTATTCAGGGATTTAAGCCGCTCTACAGCGTTAAGATGATCAAGCGCCGCAGAATTTCGAAGAAGTTCTGTCTTCTGAGCTTCAGAAAGAACAACCAGTTCACCCTGGGTTACCTGATATTTGGTTTTGGCGAGTTCGGTGTTTTGACCGGAAAGCGCGATCTGCTCCTGCTGCTGGGTGATGAGGCGTTTATACACATCCTCTGTTTTCTCACCTTCGGTTTTACCCCCTTTCGCCTTAGGTTTATTGGCCTCATTATTTCGCCATTCCGCAAGACCGTTATTAATCAACTCCTGACGGCCTGTCTGGAATTGAGGGTCACTGGTTAATCCCAGATCGTCAGCC